ATGATTTAACCTCTTTTAATTCTGATGGGTTTTCACTTGGACAAAACTGGGAGCTTTACGGGAACAACAACGGAAACACTTACGCCTCTTGGACATTTCGCAAAGCCCCTAAGTTCTTCGATGTGGTGACATATACTGGAAATGGCCCTTCAAATACACAGAACATCAGCCATAACTTAGGCGCTGACGTAGGTATGCTGGTAGTTAAAGCGACTAGCACAGCAGATAACTGGCACACTTGGCATAGAGGCTTTGGTGACAACGGTTACATTATGTTAAACGCAACTAACGCAAAGAGCACTTACGCTGATTTGTGGGATGATACAGCACCAACAAGTACGCACTTTACCGTGTCAGACAGTTGCAACACAAACAATGTAACCTACGTTGCCTACCTATTCGCACACAACGATGGTGACGGTGACTTCGGCCCTGATGGTTCGGACATTATTAAGTGTGGGAGTTATACGGGGAATGGTTCTACAACTGGCCCAGTAATTGACTTGGGGTTTGAGCCGCAGTGGCTTTTAATACGCAACGTAGATAGAGCAGATGATTGGGTTCTTATAGACTCTATGAGAGGTATTCCGTCATCTAGTGATGGCCCTGCCGTGCTAAGACCAGAATCTAGTGCCGCTGAATATGCGTCAGGGTCTAGTTTTTCACAGTCATCTAGGGTTGACCTAACTGCTACGGGGTTTGATGTAAAAAGCAGCAACTCAAGGGTAAACGGTTCCAATCAAAACATGATCTACATAGCCATACGCCGCCCAATGGCGATGCCTGAGAGTGCGACTGATTGTTTTGCGGTTAATGCTTGGTCATCAGGTGAGCCAAACTGGACATCTGGTTTTCCTGTGGATTTTAGCATGGTTAAAAGTACTGCATCAAGTGCTTGGTACCAGATGGATAGGCTACGAGGTGAAAAAGGTTTAGGCTCTCACTCAACAGACGCAGAGTCTTCCCAGACTTGGACTGCTTTTGATAATCAAAATGGCTTTGGTAATTTAGGTGCGGATAGCACTTACTACTCTTGGATGTGGAAACGTGCGCCTAACTACATGGATGTCGTTGCTTATACGGGGAACGGAACAGCAGGGCGTACTGTAAGTCATAACCTTGGTGTTGCACCTGAGATGATGTGGGTGAAGCGCAGGGATGGTGCTTCTTCTTGGATTACTTATTGGGAGTCGTTGGGTGCGACTAAAGGTACGTTCATGGACACTAATGCTCCATTTACAAGCACCTCTTATTGGAATGATACAGCCCCAACGAATAGTGTGTTTTCGCTAGGTAATGGCTCTACAAATACATCTAGTGGAACCTTTATAACCTACCTATTCGCAACCCTTGCTGGCATATCCAAGGTGGGTTCAGTAACGCATTCTGGAACAACAAACGTTGACTGTGGCTTCTCCGCAGGTAGCCGCTTTGTTCTTCTGAAACGCACTGACGCATCTGGCGATTGGTATATTTACGATAGTACTAGAGGCATTGTGTCAGGCAATGACCCGTATCTTCTGCTAAACTCATCTGCGGCAGAAGTTACAAACACGGATTACATTGACCCGCTATCGTCAGGTTTCACGATTACTAGCAGCTTTACTGCGGGTGACTACATTTTCTACGCAATAGCATAATCAACTGACAACGGAGACTTTCAATCATGTCAGAATATCGCAACAGAACAACAGGCGAAGTTAAAACACAAGGGCAATGGCGAGCCGCTAACCCCAACATGTCTTTGCCTCGCACATGGAAAGCTGCAACGCTAGATGCGCTTAATTTAGATGCCGTCCTACGCAGCCCAGCGGCTACCACAACAGCATATCAAAACTCAGTTCGTGATGGCGTTGAGCAGGACAGCAATGGTAACTGGGTGGAAAAGTATGTCGCCCGTGACATGTTCGCTGACACCACTGAAGATGGCGTTACCACCACCAAAGCGGAACACGAAGCGGCCTATCAGGCCACCTTGGACGCAGCAGAAGCAGAGCGCAATCGAACCAAGCGTGATGGTTTGCTGGCTGAGACAGATTACTTTGCGCTGACCGATGTAACGATGGATGCGCCGATGACAACTTATCGTCAGGCTTTGCGCGATATTACAGCACATTCTAATTGGCCTAACCTTGAAGACGCTGACTGGCCGACGAAGCCGTAAGGTAAACAGGCGATGCTTGGATTTTCACCACTAGCTTCAACAGCACTTGCAGATGACATAGGCTTTGCAGTTTATGATCTAGTTGCTGATGCTGGGTCTTTTGTCGCTACAGGCCAAGATGTAACCTTTGCTACTAGCGAGATTATCGGCACTGGTGTCTTTACTTACACGGCGCAAGATGCTGGCTTGGTGGTTACAAAACCTGCTGATGCTGGATCGTTTGCGATTACTGGTCAAGACATTGGATTTAGGTTTGATGCTAAGGTAATTGCTCAACAGGGTACATATATTGTATCCCCACAACAGATTACAGATAACACCCGCAAGGTTGCTGGCACAGGTCAGTTTACACTAACGGGTCAGTCTTTTGGCATTGAGTACCCACTACCTGTTTCTGAGGGAACCTTTACCCTCTCAGGTCAAGCTAACGTCTTTGGCGTAACTCTTTCCGCTGGTACTGCTTCCCTTAGCCTTACAGGTCAAGCAGCAAATGCCAACACCCGTATTCAGAACGGTTCTGGTAGTTTTGCTTTAACTGGTCAAGACGCCGCTATACTTCCAACTACTATCGTTGAAGCGGAAACTGGCATATTTACTCTGACGGGTCAGACCTCTGATCTACTTCGTAACTATGCTTTGTTTGCAGAAGCTGGTAGCTACAGCCTAACTGGTCAGGTTGTTAATACTGCAACAAGTATTACAAGTGTCGTTGGCTCCTTTGCTTTAACTGGTCAAGACGCTGTTCTTAATATTAGTGAGATACTTGAGGCTGAGTCGGGTAGCTTCACCTCTACGGGCCAAGACATTAACTTCGATGTCAACGATAACTTTGTTGCTGAAACTGGCTCTTTTGTCTTTGGCGCTGAAGATGCAGCACTAGATGTAAACTACTACATGCTTGGGGCGCAAGGCTCCTTCACTCTGACGGGGCAAGATGTTACCCTAATTCGTGGTAAAGTTCTTGATGCACAGGCTGGTAGCTTTGTTCTTACCGCTGATGATGCAAGACTAGAGCCAGAGCTAACCCTACCTGCTGCTGCTGGTGTATTCAGTATTACTGGTCAATCTAATGGGTTTGGTCATGTACTTGAGGCAGACAAAGGTACATTCGTAGTGACATACTACGATGCAGACATTTATAGGGCATCGACCAGACGGGCTGTCTTTATTACAGCTAACTCAACTAATCAGGCTCTTATACAAAGCACGGCAAACTCTGCTGTCCTTGATGGAAATTATAATAAGGCGGCATAATGGCTTTCCACATTAAACAAAATGATACCAGTCCCTCTATCTTAGCAGAGCTTAAAGACGCTAATAATACTCCAGTCAACATAACTGCTGCTACGGCTAAGATCTTTGTTAAAGCTATTGATGGCACACTTAAGATTGATCAGAGTGTACAGATTATCAATGCTGCTCTTGGTACGGTTAGGTATGACTGGCAGACAGGTGATACAGATACTGTCGGTACATACTCAGTAGAGTTTCAAGTTACATATACAGATGGTTCCATTGAAACCTTCCCTAACACAGGTAGCCTTGCATTAGTTGTAACCAAGGAACTCAACTAATGTCAACATGGACTAAAGGAGCATGAGCATGTCTAAAGGACTAGCTGCAAAAGTAAAAGAGCATAACGCTAAGTCTAAGCACAAAGTTACAACGGGTATGTTGCAGACAGTGTATAACAGGGGTGTAGGTGCGTATAGAACAAACCCCTCTTCAGTACGCCCTAATGTAACTGGTCCAGAGCAATGGGCAATGGCTAGGGTAAACAGCTACCTTAAGATTGTGTCAGGATCTAAGTCACCTAAGCACGATAAAGATTTGTTACCTTCTAGTCATCCATCTAGTACTAAAAAGATGGACGATGGTTACTATGTAGACAAAGCTGATAAGCCACTTAATAAACCCTTTAGACTTCCAGCAGGTTCAAGTAAGAAGTTTGGCGTGTACGTTAAAGACGGTGACAAGACTAAGAAAGTTACCTTTGGCGACCCTAACATGGAGATCCGTAGAGATGATCCTAAAGCTAGGGCCAATTTCCGCTCTAGGCACTCTTGTGATACAGCTACAGATAAGACATCTGCTAGATACTGGTCCTGTCGTATGTGGAGTGGAGCAACGGTGGGTAGTATGACCAAGGCAGAAGAAGATTTTAAACCTCATCAAATGTATGATCCTAAGACAGGCGATGCTCTTATGGCAGCTACTTATGAACAACATCTTGACTTGAAGGAAAGAGGCTACACTCACAATAGACCTCTTACAAAGAGTATTGAAGGTCAAATCCTAAAGGCTGACGAAGAACAGCGCCTAGTCTACGGATGGGCTTCAGTTGTTACTGAGAAAGGTGAACCAGTGGTTGACCGTCAAGGTGACGTAATCGAACCGGATACGTTAGTAAAAGCCGTGAATACATTCATGGAGCATATACGTGTAGGTAAACAGATGCATACAGGGGAGCAGATTGGGTCAGTTATCCATTCTATGCCTATCACTAAAGAGATTGGTGACTCCCTTGGCATACAGAGTGATCGTGAGGGCTGGATTGTAGCTTTCAAAGTCCATGACGATAATGTCTGGGCAAAGGTCAAGTCTGGTGAACTTGCGGCCTTCTCTATTGGGGGTCGTGCAATCAAGGAGGACTACAGTGCCTAACCTTTTAAAACAGCTTGAGTTGGAGGAATTGTCTTTGGTGGATCGTCCAGCAAACGCACAGGCAACAGTCTCCTTGTACAAGCGTGATAATTCCAGTGGAGAACCTATGGAACATGAAGTAACAGAAAAAATGTCTGATGATCTTAAAGCTAAACTGAAGCCATACATGGACAAAGGTATGTCTGAAGAAGAAGCCATGAAAATGTATCAACAGGACATGAAGAAAGCTGATGATGCAACTGCTGAAGAGCTAGAGATCGAAACCCTTAAAGCCGTTGAAGCCTCTTTGAAAGAAGAGAACGAACGTCTTCGTAAATCCCTTATCGACAATGGTTATGTCATCAAAGCTGATGTAATCGAAAAGAAAGTCGAGCCTGAGTATGTAACATATGAAGGTGAACAAATCAACAAAGCTGACATCCCTGCGCCTATCCTTAAGGCTCTGGAAGCAGCAGAAGTTGCTAAGGCAGATGCTGAACTGACTAAACGTGCAGAGGAAGCTCTACCTAACTTCAACATCGACGTAGCTAAATCACTTATTGCTAAGTTTGATGAAGATGAAAGTGTCATGGAAGCCTTGAAGGGTGCAGATGCAGTCTTTGCGGAATCTATGGAAGAATTTGGTAAGTCCGATGCTGATGGCAACTTCGCTACTGCACAAGACAAGCTAGATGCCCTCGTTAAGTCTTATATGGACGAGAATAAACTTAAGAAGAGCCAATACGCTGTAGCTTATGCCGCAGTTGCTAAGACCGATGAAGGTAAAGCTCTTATCAACAAATCCTATAAAGGAGAATAAACATGGCTGTAATGCAGTCCCGTGATACACGGTCTTTTGTTGCTGGGGAAGACCTTTCAGCAAAACAATTTAAGTTCGTTACTCTTGAGAGTGATGGGCAAGTAGACGTTGCAGACTCTGCTGGTGAAAACTGTATTGGTATTCTGTTGAATGCCCCTACTGCTGGAGCCGCTGCTACTGTAGCAATCTCAGGTAAAGTAATGGTAGAAGCTGGTGGAACTATTGCCGCTGGTGCAGCCGTTCAAGCCGATGCAGACGGTAATGCACTTACCGCAGCTTCTGGCGATGTTGTTATGGGTTATGCTTTGGAAGCAGCAGTTGATGGTCAGATCATGGCTATTGAACTCATCCAAGGCGGTAACGTCGTAGCTTAATCCAGCATAGAAAGGAATAAATAATGCCCTTGCTGACTCCATCCGCAGTGCATGTAGATCAGCCGCTGACTAACCTCACGCTGGCTTATGCACAATCACAAGAAAACTTTATCGCTGATAAGGTGTTCCCAACAGTAGGCGTTCAGAAACAATCTGACAAATACTACATCTATGACCGTGCGAACATGAACCGTACTGGTGACGTAGAGAAACTAGCTCCACGTACAGAAGTAAACCGTATCGGTATGACTATCTCAAACAGCAGCTACTTTGCTGACGTTTATGGTCTTGGTATGGACTTTGATGAACAGACTTTGGCTAACGAAGATGCTGCATTAGAGATCCGTTCTGCTGGTGCTGAAACTCTGGCGATGCGTCTGATGATCCATCGTGAAGAGCAGTTTGCTACAAACTTCTTCTCAGACAACATCTGGGGAACCAACTATGACGGTGCGTCTTCAACATCAGGAACTAACTTCCTGTATTGGGATGATGCCGCTGCTAAACCAATCCAAAACGTAACTGACCTACGCCGTGTAATGCAGCTTAAGTCAGGTGGCTTCAAGCCAAACACAATGGTTGTTGGTAAAGAAGTACGTGATGCTCTGGTAAACAATGCAGACATCTTGGCTCGCTTGAACGGTGGCGCAACTGTAACCAACACAGCTTTGGTAACTGATGCTAAACTGGCTGAGATCTTTGAAGTAGAGAACTTCTACGTCATGGAAGCTGTCAAGAACTCATCTGTTGAAGGCGTTGCAGAAAGCAATGCGTTTATCGGTGGTAAACATGCTATGTTGTGCTACACACCAAACAATGCTGGTCTTATGTCACCAGCCGCTGGTTTGACCTTTGCTTGGAATAACCTTGAAGGGGTAAACAACTTAGGTATCACTGTTGAGTCATTCTCAGACGATGCTCTTAAGCGTCAACAGATTGCTGAGATGATCCAAGTTAAGATGTCTTACGATATGCAAATCGTAGGTGCTGACTTGGGTGCCTTCGTAAACGGCATCGTACAGTAAGTATTTACTATGGTGGGGGCTGTAGTGGCCCTCACTTCCCCTTAATCAAAGGATTACCCGATGTTCCTTAATGAGCCGATGCAGTACGACAGACCACTCTTTGTCACCCTGACCATGAAAGCACAAGGCCGCACATTTAATGCTGGTGATGAGCTTAAATGGAAAGAGATAGGTTTAGATAAAGAATTAGTAAAGATACTCTACAGAGAAGGTAGACTAAGACACAGTTCAACCCTTGAAGCTGAAACCAAAGTAGGTGACGGACTAGAGGTGCTTGATGTCGGTGGGCTACATAACTTAGTGGATGGTATCAACGAGAAAGTAAAGTCTAAGACAAAATCTGACGCTGAGTTCCAAAAGAAGAAGTGTAAGAAGTCTAAGATAGCTGATAAACAACGTGGGCTTATTCGTAGCTGGCGTAGAAATTATGGTCACATGGAGACTGATTGATTATGGCTTGGTCGTATGATGCAACAAACTTAGGTACAAGTACTGTAGCGGAGAGATTAAACTCTGTTAGATTGCTTGTAGGTGATACTGACACTAACGACCAACAAGTACAGAATGAAGAGATTATCTTCGCTCTCAATCAAACAAGTGACAACGTGTATTATGCTGCTGCATGGTCTGCTAGAACGATAGCTGCACAATATTCTCGTAGGGTTACACAGAACCTGTCAGGCGCACTCAGTGCTGACTACAGCGACTTACAAGAGCATTACACTAGCCTAGCTGAGACACTAGAGCATCAAGGTAAAAAGACTGGTGCTGTACTGGGTATTAAAGCTGGTGGTATTAGTATAGCTAGGGTAGATGCTGTAAGGCAAGATACAGACCGTGTTCCAGCATCCTTCCGTAGGGATAGATTTAAGAACCCACCAAGTTACAGTGGTGATGACTACGACTATAGTTAAGGGGTAGGTGATGGCATTCTCAAGAGGTTATAACCTACTTAAGATGGTTGATGAGTTTGGGGAACCCCTTACTTTAAAGAAGAAGACTACAGCAGGAACCTACGATCCTACTACAGGAACAGTAACAGGCTCCGCTACAACCGACTACAGCTTTACTGGATACTTCTACAACTACGATCAAGGTATCATAGCTAACGTAGATGAGATCCGTAGAGGCACCCGTAAATGTGTAGTCCCAGCTTTAGGATTAGAAGTAGAACCCGATGACGAAGATCAGATTATTGGTAACGGTGACACAGTTAATGTCATTTCTGTTGTTACTATATTTTCTAATGGGGTCAAGATTTGTTTCTTGTGTGATGTGAGAGAATAATGGCTGTACAAGCAACCCTTAAGGTTAATCCCTCTCTTAAGCAGAAGATGGAATTAGTTGAACAGAAAGCTGAAGATCTTGTCCGTAACAAACTATTTGATATAGCGCAAACTGCTGTTAGTCTGTCTCCTGTAGACACTGGTGCTTATGTTACCTCACACTCCTTCAAGACCAATACAAGTTCTAGGGGTCGTGGTAAATCTTCTCGCAATAAACCTAAGAAACAAAACCAACAGTCTATGCGTCAAGAAGGTTTAGATAATCTAGTACAAGACATTAATGCTTTAGATTTATCTGATACCACAAAGATTACTCTTCGTAATGATAGTCCTCACGCTCAGGCAGTAGAGTACGGTGGGCCTAACTGGAAGAGACAGGGTTATTACGTTTATACTCAAGTGAGAAACATTCATGGCTAGTATTTATAATGACATACGTGCAGCACTTGAGAACAAGTTAGCTAACACCTCTAATTTACCTAGTGGGATAGCTTATGAGAATGTCTCATTTAGCCCAACTACAGGTACAAGTTACCTACAGACTAATTTTCTCCCGACACTCCGTAGACCCGCTGTGAGAGGTTTAAACCCACAACAGAGATACGATGGTGTGTTTGTTGTAACTGCCTACACCCCAGAAGGTAATGGCCCCGCCGCTGCTGATGCCTTAGCTAACACTATCCTAGAGGCTTTTGAAGCAACCACTAAAATCTCCTACTCTGGGGATGAAACAATAACTGTATCTATAGACTACGCTGAAAGACAGCAAGGTTTCTTAGATGCGCCTTGGTACTACGTTCCGATTAATATCGGATGGTACGTCTATAACAATTAGGAGAATACAATATGGCCTTCGCACAAGGTTCTCGTTCCAGCCTATCGTTCATTGTGGAAAGCACATTTGGTACGACTCCCGCTGGTAACTTTACAAACTTACCCTTTAGCACACACTCTTTGAACTTAACCAAGGATCGTGTAGCTGGTACTGATATTCAAGCTGACCGTATGCCCCGTGTTGACCGTCATGGTAACCGTCAAGCTGCTGGTGACATTGTTGCTGACTTACGTGATGCTGACTACGATGCATTCCTAGAATCAGCTATGCTTAACACTTGGTCAAATAACGTACTTAAAGTTGGTACTACACCCAAGTTCTTCTCTATTGAAGACTATGCTGCTGACATCGACCAAGCTCGTTTGTTCACAGGTATGACAGTTTCTACTATGGGTATCTCTCTAGCTCCTAATCAGATGGTAACAGCTACCTACGGTATGGTTGGTAAAGACATGTCCATAAGTGCTACTCAGAAGACACAGGACGCTGCATCAGGTGCTGCTCCATTCGATGCCTACTCAGGTACACTAGAGATTGGTAACGTCAACGGTTCACCCTCTACATCAGCTATCGTAACTGGTATGGACTTTACCTTGACTAACTCCTTCGCACCTACCTTCGTTATTGGTAGTGATAGTGCGCCACAATTAGAAGTCGGTCGTGCAGAAATCGAAGGTACTCTTTCAGCTTACTTTGAGGATGCCTCACTAATCAACCGCTTCTTAAATGAAACAGAAACTGAGCTTGAGGTAACTGTGGGCGATGGTAGCAATACCCTTAAGTTCGCATTCCCACGGGCTAAGATTAACAGTGCAGACGTAGGTGTAGATGGCCCAACTAGCCGTGTCATCTCTATGTCATTCGTAGCACTCTACAACACGACAGACGCAAGTAACTTAGTTATTACTCGCTCTGCATAAGTTCCCTAGCTAGGGTGGGGAGGCATTGGTGTCGGGTCTGATGCTTCCCCTTTAATTACTAACCCGACAATTTTTAACCCCGACGATAAGGAAACTCGACATGGACTTACTAGATTTAACCCCGACCAGCGACACTGTAGATGTCACTATTGTACATCCTACTAGCTTTGATGTCTTGAATAATGATGACGATACACCAATGGTTATCACTGTATATGCACCACACTCTAAGGAGTATAAGGCTGCTGTACATGAGCAAACCAACAAACGCCTGAAGCAAGCACAGAATAAGAAGAAAGTAGAGATTACAGCAGAAGACCTAGAGGACGCTACTTTAGACTTACTTGCTAAAACTACTAAAGGCTGGAAGATTACTTATGGTGGTTCTAAACCTAAGTTCTCTATCACTAAGGCCAAAGAGATTTACGCTGAGGTATTTTGGATAAGAGATCAGATTGAGGAAGCAGTAGCTAACTCTCTGGATTTTACGAAAGCCTGATTGAAGAACTGGTTGACTATGCAGAGCATGAGTTCTCTATAAGTAGACCAGACAAGTCAGGCACATCAGAACGTGAACACTTAGAACAAGTAGAAAGGCAGACTGGACACAGACCAAAAGCATTAGATGGCCCCGACTTCCCATTGCTTATGTCTCATGTTTGGTCTGCCTTTATTGTATTAAACGCAAGTAGAACGATGGGTTTCTCAGGACCAAACCCTATAAGTTATCAAGAAATAAAAACATGGAAGGAGCTTACAGATACACCATTGTCTTCTTGGGAAATAGAAGCAATAAAACGTGTTGATGTAGTCTTTATGGGTACAATGAATGGCTGACTTAGCGGATATTAATGTAAGTATTGAAGTAGATGATACCTCAGTATTGAAAGGTATTGATCGTGTAGCTAGGTTAGAAAAGGGTTACGGTAAACTTGATAGAGCTTTTAATAAGGGTAAGATAACTGCCCAACAATACTCTAAAGGTATCCAACAAGTAGATAGCGCCATAAAAAGAGCGACTACTTCAACAAGAGCTTACGCTGATGCTCAAATGGCGGCTACTAAAGCAAGCAATAGGATGGGGGTTGTTACTCAACAAGCTGGTTATCAAGTGAGTGACTTTATTGTACAGGTACAATCTGGAACCAATGCTTTTGTAGCTTTCGGTCAACAAGCCTCTCAGTTAGTGGGAGTCTTACCACTCATAGCTAGTCCGTTAGGACTTACTGCTGGTGCTGCCGTTGGGCTATCTGCTGCACTAGGTATAGCTATCCCCCTAGTAACGGCTATTGGTGCAGCTATTACTAGGTCTGGCAAGGATGCTGAAGATGCTGCTGAAGGTTTTAAAACTTTTGAAGATGCACTTGAATCCATAACCAAGAAAGCAGATAAACTACAAGAAAAGAGACTTTCCCTTACAACGCAGTTTGACCCTGAGATCTATGAGGCAAGGGTTCAAATGATGCCTATAGTTGATAATATCAATAGGCTAGTGTTGGAGCAAGTAAACCTCTCTGGAAAAGCCTTAGAGCTTAATCAAAACTTGGTTAAATCTGAAGAAGAGAAGCTCCGTGTTCAAACTTTGCAAGTACAAGCTGCTATGAAAAGAATCAGAGAGGATGAAGAGTTCTTTGAAAATCAAGAAAGATTAAAGAAGGTTGAAGAAGACAGAGCTAAAGCTGAAGAGTCTTTTAGGGAACGTGCAAGGAAGGCCCTTAATGAAGAGTTTGAAGCTACTATAGCTGCTAGAAAAGCTATAGCTAAGGCGAGAAAACAAGCAGATGAAAAGAGGGCAAAGAGGGAGAAAAAGGCCCATGAAGTAAGGATGGGTTACATTGCTTTAGAGGCAAGGTCGCAAATGTTATTGGGTACATCACCCATGTTTATAAATAAAGATGCGCTTGCTACAGCAGCTAAGATTTATAAAGATAGAAAAGCTGCTGAAGAGGCTGCTGCAAAAGAGGCTGCTAGGAGACTTAAGGTACTAGAGAGCGAAATAGACCTCACCAGAGAACTAACAGAAGCACAGAAGCAACAAGTAGAAGTAGCTGATGCTGTCTCTGGAGCCTTTGGTGATATGTTTATGAATATGGTAGATGGTACTATGTCAGCTAAAGATGCCTTCAGAGCTATGGCTGCTGATATTATTAGAGAACTATATCGCATCATGGTTGTTGAACAAATGGTTCAATCTCTTAGGGCTGGTATTATGGGATTCTTTTCTCCCGCCTCTGCTGCTGGTACTGCGGGTTCTATGGCTCCCCCTGTAAGACCGACAGGGGTGTTTGACGGTGGTGGATACACAGGCTCAGGCCCAAGATCAGGTGGCTTAGATGGTAAGGGTGGCTTTATGGCTATGCTACATCCTAGAGAGACTGTTGTAGACCACACTAAAGGTCAGTCAGTAGGTGGCGACACAGTAACAGTGAATCAAACTATCAATGTTTCCACAGGTGTACAACAGACTGTACGTGCTGAGATTAAACAGCTTATGCCACAGATAGCTGACAGCGCTAAGGCTGCTGTAGTAGACGCTAAACGGCGTGGTGGATCATATGGAAGGGCATTCTCGTAATGGCTATTAGTTACCCCTTATCGTTACCTACAAGCATTGGTATAGCTCAGATAGAGCTTAGAGCTATTAATGCTGTAGCTGTCTCAAGATCTCCCTTTACTTTCTCAACTCAAGTTCATGCCTACTCTGGACAGTCTTGGCAAGCAGATGTTACTCTACCTAGTATTCGTAGGGACTTAGCTGAAGATTGGGTAGCTTGGCTTATTTCCCTTAAGGGGCAATTTGGAACTTTCTACTTAGGTGATCCTAATGCTGTAACACCTAGAGGTTCAGCTAGGGACACAGACACAATCCTAGTGAATGGAGCTACATCATCTGGTAACACACTTGCTATTGATAGCGCCCCTGCAAGTCGGACAGGTTACCTTAAAGCTGGTGACTACATGCAAGTAGGTACTGGAACAAGTAGACAACTGTTCAAGGTTCTAGCAGATGCTAATACTAATGGGTCTGGTCAAGCTACAGTAGACATTTGGCCTGATGTTAGAACTAGTATAGCTAACAATGCTGCTGTTACTGTAGAGAACACTAAAGGCATCTTTAGGTTAGCTTCCAACGAGCAAGCGTTTAGCATTAACGAAGCTAGCATCTATGGCATTACGTTTGGCGCGATGGAGGCACTATGACCAGAAACACACCACAAGCCTTACTAAA